CGGTCATTTCACTTTTCATTTGTTCTTCAGTACGTGCCATGTTATTTGTTTCCTTTACTGTAATTCATCATTGCAATGCGAGGTTTTACTTTGCGAGTTGGCATACCGCCTTTAGCATACCCAAAGCCGCTACCCGGACCGCTGTCTACGTCTCCTGCGGGGTTACTTCCCCCAGTAGATTCTGATCCAGTGTTATCACTGGTATCTCCAGCATCTCCTAAATCAGTGCCTTCTCTGCCCAGACCGTCTTGATCGGTATTTGCGTCAAACCCTGCTTCAATAGCCTCAAAGTGTTCATCAGAAAACGCCCCATGTTCGGCAACGGCTTGCGCTTCAGCGTTTGATGCAAATGAAGATCCACCTAAATCTCTGTCCCCAGAAACAATGTCTCGTGCTTCAAACTCAGATTCGGCAACAGATGCGGCTAAGTCTTCTGCCATGTTGTTTCGCCAATCGCCATATTCAGGAGTGCTGGGGGTAATACCTAAGTAGTCACCAGAGCGGATGGTCTTAGCAATGTTGTATTCCGCAACTTCTTTGCCCACCTTGTTTGCAATATTTGCAATGGCATTTAAACCCGGAGAAAGTACACCTAACGGACCTAAGTCCATAGGCTGAGTGTACTTACTAAATTCAGGATCAATTCTGCTGTAAATTGCGTCTGTAGAACGTGTCATAGTGCCGTCGGCCAACTCAAAACCAGCCTCAGACATACCGTATCGTCCGGGTCCGGGGGGCTGTTCTTCATCCCGTCCTTCGCCCTCATCAACAGGGACACAGGCACCGGTAGAAGCAGAGCGGACAAATCCGGGAGGACACGGTTTTTGGGCTTCTTCTTCAGCCTCTTCGACAGCTTCTTCGACTTCTTCTTCTTGGCTTGCTAGCCCCTCACGTTGAAGTACAGTCTGAGGAGCAAAGCGAGAAGCACGTTCCTGTTCATATTCTTCTTCTTTAACTTCTTGGCCAGTCATTGGATCAACATAGACAATCCGTACTTGGCCAGTTACAGGGTCAGTCTTGTACTGGAGTTGGTAGAAAGTTGTTGGATCAGTTGCAGGCTGTACATCAGTACCATCTGCCGCCTCGACTACTTCTACTTCAGCCTTTTCAACTTTAGGAAGGTCTTTCTCTTCAATGTCGTAGTCAACAGGCTCTTTCGTATCATCGTCTACATAGGAGATACGATCATGCATGGCCATCAAGCCTAACGCATGCTTTGCTTCACAGCGTAACCCTTCAAAAGTTTTCAGGCCGTGGTAGCGAACAACATCAGCAGGAACAACGTATTCACCTTCAGATAACATGGCAGGAATGTCATCACGGACTTCTTCTTCTTTAGAACCTGCAGGAACTTCGTTGCCTGATTCTTCGTCGATGTCTACGGTGACTTGGAAGGGTGCAAACGGATCGGCCATCATGCCCATCATGCCTCCCATCGCCATCTCGGTTTTTTCTTTGGTCTTCTGAATGGCTTCGTGTCGTGCCTTTTCCCATCCTTCGATCTCACCGTCTTTGTTGATGTCTGCCTTCTTAGGAATCGGCTTGTTTGGATTCTTTTCTTCCATTTCTAGTCCTGCTTCTGTTTCAATGCCGCCACCTTGGCGTTTTTCAATTCGGCCCTTACTCAATCGAGCAGTTACTCCGTCAAGGTCTGGGATTTCTTCGCCCTTAGAAATTGCGTCTGCTATCTTTTTTGCTGTTTCAATAAATTGATCGCGGTCTTTGACCATTTCTCGCAATTTCAAACCATATATGTTATTAGCTTGATCAATAGCGGATTCTTCATCGATAGGCGTTCTGTCTTCGCCTTCAACTTCTCTGGCATCAATGTAATCTGTAGCGTATTGGCGGCGAAAGCCCATCTCTTCCTCATCGCCTCGGACAAGTCCCCCCAAGAGGATATGGCGTAAGGTATCTTCTGTTTTGTCGTTGTCTTCAAGTCTTTGTTGTTTAGCGTATTCTCTTGCAATTCCTGCGGCATCCACAACATCGTCGGCAACACCTAAAGCTTTCATGCCCATATATTTCCAAGCTGGGATGCCAAACTCTTTATAATCAAAATCTTTTTCGTCTGACATTAGCCCGCCGTCATTCATACCTGCGACATCTCGTGGCATATCTGTAAATTCATCTGGAGTTTCTGCGTCTGGGCTACCAAGACCTTGAGCAAGGTCTGCACCCATCATGGTTTCCCCGACACCGGGAATATTGGAGATCAAGTCATACGGTTTAGTCCGTGGGATTAATAAGTCAAGCATAAATGTATTACTGATACCTAACTCATCCGAAACACCCTCTACATCGAACAGAGAAGGCGTGGGAGAGCCGTCTTCAAACAGGCCAGTACGTTCCCCTAGATCTTCAACAAAAGCTTCTGATGGAGGAGATGCCAAGCCTGCGGCTGTGCCACCCCCGACAACTGCGGCAGTACCTTTTCCACCGTCGCCACTTTTATTTTTAGTTTGCTTTACAATTTCAGGATCTACGGCTTCTTGGCCCATGATAGATTCAGGGAAATAGAGTTTGCCGTGGCGGGTGTAATCCTCATAGGATGGTACTGCTCGGACAAGGACATGTGAATTTTCAAGACGGTCTTCAATTTTAATATCCTCTGGTCGCAAAATAGTGCGATGATCGTCTTTTGGATAAAACACTCCGACCGCTTTACGGTCCGGTCCCTCGGGAAGTAACGCTTTTAATCCAGAAGATCTTGCTTCCGCCTCTCCCAGTTCTCGGATGTAAATTCGATGACCCATCCTGTAGGAGTCAAAAAGATCGTCCCCCTCTTTATTTCCAGAACTTTGATAGTTGTCTAAAATTCTTCGGGCAGTTTTTATCTTTTCAAAATAAGGCTCTTTTCTAAATTCCTCGCGTCGGGCTTCTTTACTGATCGAATCTTCGACAAGACTGTGCATCGAATCGACTTTATTTTTAAACTGGTCGTATCCAATATCACCCGGCTGTAGCTGTTCTAACGCAGATACTGCATCATTGTAGTCGTTTATAAATCCGCTAAGGGCAACACGAGAAGATTTCGTGTTATAGCCTGTGTTTGCAGACTTTTTAACATCTTGAATATGGTGCTGAAATTCATGGATAAAAGTGTTGAAAGCTTGGGATACTTGCGATGCAATTCGTTCTTTATCGCCTTCTTGAACCAAATTAAGTTGAGTAGGGACCGTCACAACAATCTTAGGAGGTCTATTTTTAGAGCCGTGCTGATAGAAACCATAAGAATAATAATCGCTTTCTGGATCTATGCTTCTAGGGTGAATTCTAACTTCTGCGTCAGCTAACTCAGGAAAGTTTTCAAAGATAGGAGAGTCTTCAGGGATGTAACGAGTGACGGGGAAAGTAAATTTTTTAGTGCGCTTCTTGTCTGATTTCAGGTAAAATTCTAAGTCTTCAGCAAACTCCTGCACCCCTTGCATTCTCTCTACGTCTCTTGCACGAAGTTCTGCAACGTCTACTTTAAAGTCCCCATCCTCAGAACGGTACACGCCCATCTCATTGTACAGTTCACCGTTAGGACGAGTATCAGCACCCTCAGCAATTCGCTTTTGTGCTTTCTTGAATAAGGCCTGAGCGGCTTCTGAGCCTTCGGCAAATGCTTTAAGGGGGATGTAGGCGGCTTCAGCTTCTTCAGATTCAGAGATTAAACCAAGAGCAACTGCAGTTGGTGCCAGTTTGTCTTTTACTGATTCAACTGTTTTCTCTACTGCTTTACCTAAAGCTTTTGCCGCTTGTGCCACTTATGTCTCCTTGGCTTTTTGATGAGATTCTTCTTTGAGGGTCAAGAACTTACGCATCTCTTTTAAGGCACCTTGCAGTTCTTTTACTTCATCAAATGAAGTTGCAATCTCTAATTGACGGTGTAAAAAAGCAATACGCTCCAAGGCATAGACCTGAAGCGCATCGTTGTGCTTAACAACATTAACAAGTGGAAGTAATTTTTTAGCAGTATCAGGAGTCATTATGCGGGAGGTTCCTCAGTCGGTGGTGTTCCCGCATTACCTGCAAAGCCGGGGGCACCCGGTTCAGGGGCATTGCCCGGACCGATGTTACCTGCCCCAACACCTGCAGGGTTATCTGGGGTAGGTGTACCCTCTTGCCCCTGCTGTGGTGTTTGCTGTGCTTGTTGAGCTTGCATCTCCGCTTGATACTCTTTCATGAGCATTGCTTGAACAGCCGCTTCTCTTGGATCGTTAATGATCTTATCTTCATCCAAGTCGAGTGAGGCGGCAATTTCACGAACGATATAATCGAACTTAATCATTGGTGCCAAAGCAGGATTTGCCCCTAACTGCATCATCTGCATCAGACGCTGTGAGCGGATCTCATTTCGCATGAGAGACTCTGTACCCTGTGCCCTGACAGACAGATCGCCTTTGGCTTTCTTATCGTAATCAAACTGCATGTTGAAGGCGAACATGGCCTTACCCAGAGGAGCCAACAGATAGTCGTCAATATTTTTGACCACCGTCTTAATGTTCTGGGCGGCGGCACCCATCAGCATGGATATACCAGAGGCTGTACGGCCAACGCCAGTCACACCCGTCTGTCCGTGAGAGAACGACGGGATACCAGTAGATTCATCAGCAAGCTGACGCGATTTGTCGAATAACATCATATTCTCACTAGAAACATTCTGGTATTTTGTAGAGAATAATGCTTGACCGGGTGCGCCACCCTGCCGACGAAAGACTTTTCCGGGGTAGACAGAGAGGTCCTGACCCGGTACTAAGGAGGTTTCATCCACTTCAAAGATCAAATTACCGGATAACATGGCATTATCGACTGCCATCCGCATAAATCCGTTCATTAAAGTCTGTGTATCTTCCATATTCTCGCCAACACCGACTCCAAAGAAGGAATATGGGTTCAATTCGTATGGTGTAGCGTAAAATGGGATGCGAGTAGGCTTAAATGGGTTCAAAACAAGCCGTAAAATGTTATCTCCGCAAATCCAAGTGTTAATTTGGATCTGATCGAACTTTTTAAGCTCTTTTGTGAGCTTCAGACCGGCATCTTCGGCAGTTTCTCGGTCAATAACGCCCCAATACTCCAAAACTTCCCAGCGATAGACCGTTTGACGATAACTTGTGTCGTCAATGACATCTTCCCAGTATTCATTGTTGTAATTGGGGCCTTGTTCGATAGACCGCTCGACTGCAGTGTCCCGGAAGAAGGGACGATTCTTCAATTCTCGCATGTCAGTACGGGACATCTTGTGCCGATAGACGACATACTCCGAATCGGTCATGTTGGTTGCGTCAGAATCCGGGTAGAAGTTCCAGATAGACACCGCTTCAATGCGAGGCATTGTCCGCATGATCGGAGTGTACGCCCCGTTTTCATCCCAATTAGGGTATTCTACGTCGTGAGCAAAAGGTCCTTTGATGATGCCAGTACCAAACAGGGCCATCTCAAAGGCCGCAAAACGTAAATGCTTGCTTGCATCTGACTCATCGAGTTGATCGTGGATCTTCTTCTCCATGAACTTAGCCGCTTCTAGGGCTGGCTCATAGATTGCCGCAGTGGGTGTGTTGCCGGGACCTGCTTTAAGGTCTTCTTCAATGCCTGCAACCTGTTCTTTAATCGGGTTAATGTCCCCCGGACGGACAGCACCTTCAGGAATCTCTGTACTATCCCCTGCATAGCCTACGTTTAGCTCGTCGTAGATTTCTTGGAGTTGGTCTGGTACCGCCGCATCAACATGAACTGTGTCTTTAATGCCTTCAGGAATTTGGGTCGGCTCAATACCGATTGGAAACTTGTTACCGGCAAAGAGAACATCGATAATTTGACTGTACGCCGCGAGAACCTTCGTCTTCGTGACCTTAATGAACACTTGCGAACGCTCAGTCTCGGTGAACTTCGTCGTGTCATCGTACACCCCTCTGTAATTCTTATAGGCTCTTAACCAACGCTCTTCGTCGGAAAGCCGCTTATCTTTAGACCGGTTGTATTTCTCACGAACGATGTCAATAAAGCCACCGTAAATTGCGTCTTCTTGTTGATCATCTGAATCCTCTAGGATCAGAGTCTCGTCTTGATCAAATTCTGGTTTATCTACAATAGCCATTTATACATCCATTAGTATCCGAATACTTTATCGAACGGTTGCCACCCCGTTTTATCCAAACTTTCTTCAAAATCAAATAAACTTTTTGATCTTGGGCGGGACATGATTCCATAGCGCAGTGCGTCGTATGTGTGGTCACTTGCATAGCGAACATCGATGTCATCACTGCCTTTAGGGTCAGAAGGGATGACCTGTAAATCTGCAATGATTTGTCTGCAGTCGTTAAAGAAAATAATCCCGGGCTTTTCAATCTCTTCATCAAAACGAAGGATTTCGTGTAACCTGTTTTTACCTGCCACACGAGAACCTGCAGTCCGATCCGCAGGTCTCCAACGACATCCTTCAGCAATCATCTCTTCTGCAATAGAAGGACCTGTATGACCACGCTTATGCCACGTTGAGCTATCCAATACGCCGTAGCTGATCTTCTCGCCTTCTTCAGCTTGAATGACTAGCCGGGCTAATTCTCGGGCAGTCTTCTTACTAACGTACAATTCTCTGTATACAATTAAAGTTTCATATGCAGGATCAATCGCAAACCACAACACCGCAGAGTAAGTCGTGTATCCAAAGTCACAGCTTCTAAATCTGCGCCATGTGTGCGGTATATCAAAAGGCTCAACAACATGCGTGTATGCACTAAACTCTGGGAAGGCCGCACCTTCCGCAATCATCCAGTCACCTTCTAATAACTGCCGTCTTTGTTGTTCTGGCAGAGAGAGCAGGTTGGCTTCGTACGAGCCTTCATCAAATAGGTACGGATTGTCTTTTAGAGTTGCAGGAATAAAGCGTCTAAAGAAGAGTGGCTCATTCGCTTTCTTATGGGTTGCTGGGTAGCGTAGCTCTTCGTTGGTCTCTAAGTCTCTTGCACAGAACGCATCGTTTGCGGGGGCGGGGTCGATAAACATCTTCTTGACCCAACCATGGCCCGGACCTCCCGGGTTGGTTGTTGCTCGCATACACAAAGGTAACGAAGGATCTGTTGTACGTAGACGAGAACGCATATAGTCCCACGCAAAAGGCGTAGGGTTCTGTGTTAATTCGTCAAAGCCAATCCAACTAAATGCCTGACCTTGGTAACGGAGAACGTCTTCGTCTCTATCGAGGTAGGTTAACCAGAGCCTTGCCCCTGAAGGGAAGTTCCACTGAGACTTACGCTCGGACCACTTCGCCCCTTTATAGACTTGGGGGTATAACTCTTGAGTCTTCCAGATCAGTTCCCGCAGTTCATCGTTGGTACGACGTAGCAGGATGCCATTAAAGTTTTTATTGCTGAAATAACGAACTGGGTCAGCAATCAATGCGTAGGACTTACCGCCACCTGCGGCTCCACCATACAAAACTTCCCGTTCTGTCGAGGATAAGAATTCAGTTTGAGGCCCGGGGTTAGGCTGAAAAATAACGGGGGCATTGTCTGCATTCTTATTATTGCCCCCACCAATGACCTCAGCATTTTCTAAGATAGAGGTCTGCTCTTCTTCTTGTGGAGATTGCTCCGGGTTATTCTTATTTTCAATCGTATCGTATTCTTTTTTGAGTAAGTTAATCTTACGCTTTAGCGTAGACTTCTGCTTAATCTCTTTTTGTTTTTTCTTATCCTTGTAATTATTAGATTGGATGTTATTTTTGCTACCACCGTGTGCTTGTGCCCGGTAGTCTGCCCACTCAGGGAAGATCTCTACAATCTGGCTAAATACACGACGACAGGATTCGTAGGTTACATTCGTACCGCAATTTGTGGATAGATAGTCCGCTACCTGTCGGTAGGAGACACCTTCACGCATTGAGTAGATAGCCTGCAATAGATGCCCATACGCAGAAACTCCAGATGAATTTACAGATATGCCACGAGATGTCGCAGGTATGAATGAC